AGCAACCAGTTCTGTAACCTGTCAGAGATTGTAGTACGTCCTGATGACACACTGGCTAGTCTCAAGAAGAAGGCAGAGATGGCTGCTATCATTGGTACACTACAGGCTACACTGACGGACTTCCGCTACCTGCGTAACTGCTGGAAGAAGAACACTGAAGAGGAAGCGCTGCTGGGTGTCAGCATGACAGGCATCATGGATCACTACCTGTTGAGCAAGGGAGAGTCTAAGGACTTGTCTAAGTGGCTGGAGGAAGTACGAGATGTTGCTGTGGATACAAATAAGAAGTGGGCTGAGAAGCTTGGCATTAACCAGTCTGCGGCTATTACGTGTGTTAAGCCTAGCGGTACTGTATCTCAACTTGTTGATTCTGCTTCTGGTATCCATCCTCGCTTCTCTAAGCATTACATTCGCAGAGTACGCAGCGACCACAAAGACCCGCTTGCAGTCTTCATGGCACAGTCAGGATTCCCTGTAGAGCAGGATGTGATGTCTCCTACGTCCTCAGTCTTTAGCTTCCCTATCAAGGCTCCAGAGTCCTCTGTGACCGTCAAGCAGGTAGGGGCTATGCAGCAGCTAGAGCTTTGGAAGGCTTACCAGAATCACTGGTGCGAACATAAGCCAAGCATCACTGTGTACTACACGGATGATGAGTTCTTGCAAGTAGCACAGTGGATATGGGAGAACTTTGATCTGTGTAGTGGGATTAGTTTGTTGCCATATAGTGATCATGTATATCAACAAGCTCCGTATGAGGACATTGACGCTGAGAAGTATGATGAGTTAGTAGCGTCTATGCCGCAGGGGGTGGATTGGAACGACCTGGAGAAGTACGAGGAAGAGGATAACACGACAGGAAGTCAAGAGTTAGCATGTGTAGGTGGTGCGTGTGAGATAGTGTAGACTCTGTAGGTACTAAAAAGCCCTGTGTAGATGACTGCACAGGGCTTTTTTGTTTATATTGTTTTACCAAATAAACCTATTGTACCTGATCTACTAGGACGAGGTGGTTGTCCTGTCTTACTTGTTCTCGGAGGTAGTTTCTCTTTCTGCTGTCTTCTTTCTTCTCTAAGACCTACAAGCTTTTCTATGGTGTTTTCAGTATTAGTAACAGTAGTTAGAAAAGAAGTAAGGTTCATTAAAGTTTCATTTGAGGTTCTTCCTTTTAAATCTTTAATACCAGCAGCCCATCTAGGGTCTGTTAAAACACGTATCATAGCCTCATCCTTCTTTAACATGCTTCTTAGTTTGACCCAGGCAGTGGCAAAGTTGCCTCCGCCTCCTCTCATAGCTACTACATCCTCGCTCGTTTGGGCTATTTTTTTAGCTATGTTAGCGTCTCCAAAAATATGCTGCATTACTAAAGCTAAATCAGCCACTGTCTGAGCAGCGTTAGGCGATGAAGATTTGAGCATAGAAATAAGCTCTTCTCTTTTCTTCTTATCTTTGAGCACAGTATCATAAAACTTTTTAGGGTAGTCTCCTACAGGTACGGTATCATCTACAGCGTTTCTTAGCATGCTGACTACTTTAGCGCGTTGTCCTTGCGCCTTCATGTCGGCATAACCAGATACTTTATTTTTCATTGTCTGAGATAAAGCCTTACGCTGATTCTGTACAATAGCCCTTTGTTTTTTCCCCGCAGCAGTAGTGACATCAGTACCTTTGTCCAGTACCTGATCTAGGTTGTCTATTAACATGTCTAAAAACCCAACATTGTTAAAAGGGATGTCTCCTTCAATACCCAAGTCTCTTTTTAATTTGTTTATAGATTCTAAAGCAAGAACTTGCTCATCTGTTCTTTTAGTTGGTTTTGTTTTTAAAGCTGCTTTATATTTAGCTAACTGACTTTGAAGCAAAGGACTAACTTGAAGGATTTTATCTAACTCTTCCTGATCCAATGTTTTTCTGTAAACTTCTTGCCTAGTTTTTTTCCAGCGTACCTCGTCTTGTTGGCCTAAAAAAGGTGGGCGAGGTGGCTCCCCTCCAACACCTGTGGGAGTAAACTTAGCCCCTGTGTACTGTAAATCTTGATCTCCTACGCGCTGTAGTTTTAGTATGTTTTCAGTTAAGTCATCATTTCTTTGCATTATAAACTCAGCAAGTTCTCCTCTAGTTGCTTCGTTTACATTTAACTGTCTTTGTCCGTGTACTAAGAGGAGGTCATTAGTGGCTTCTGCGGGAGTAACAGTTATGCCTAATTTTTGAGCAGCCTCTAAAACTTGTTGAGTTTCTTCTCTTGTTAAAGCAGTTTTAACACTAGGAGAATCTACTGTTAGTTTTCGTAACCTAGCTTTTTCTACAAATCTTTTACCTGCTATACCTCCGTCAATAATTCCTTGTAAAGGTACTCCCAAAGCCGTGCCTATCATAACATTAGAGGCTCTCTGTCCAGAACCTCCTTCAGTAAACTCCATCCCTCCGCTAATTCCACCAAATTTGCCACTTTGCATTAACCGACCCACAACAGTAGGTGCTGCTTTTGTAGGGGTTACTGCTAAAGAAGGAAATATCTGGCCTAATACTGTAGCTATTGTACCAGGCTCTTCACCAGTTAGTTCTTCCCTATACTGTTTATAAAGTTCTTGCCTAGTTAGCTCAGGATTAGTTACGTAGTCCTGTAAAAACTTTTCTCTGTCTTCCATAGTAAAAAAGTCTTCGCCCAGTAACCAATTAACACCTACAGGGGGTAAGGTAGCCACCTCAGCTGCTAATTGAGCAGCTCCTGCTATTCCAGTATTTAAGCCAGAAATAAAATCCATAGAGGCAGCGGAAGCAGGCTTTAAAACACTTTCTACAGGGTCTGAAATAAAATCAAGACCTCTCTGTAAAGGCGATCTAGCCTCTCCTAAAAGCTCCTCTCTTTTTATTGCAGAAGCAAGTTCTTCAGTGCCTTCCTCAGCAAATTCTGCAAATAATAAAGTTCTTTCTTCTTCTGTAAGCGCCATTATTTTGCCACCGTATAAGTACCGTTACTAATTCTTAGAGTAATTAACTTACCTATGTTTTTACGAGCTTCTAACTCAGCCAAACTCTTTTGTTGTTTAGTGGGTTTCCAGTTAGGATTATTAGAGACTTTTTTCATTTCGTTTAGTCTATCCTGTACTATTTCCTTTTTAATCTTATCTACTGTCATTCCTTTACCTTGCTTGTTAACAAACACAGGAGCTTTACCTTTAGAAGGCAAGTAAAGTTGATTAAATAAATTAAAGTTTTCTTTAACCATTTCGAAATTAGCAACAACTGTTTTATCTTTTGTCAAAGGGTCTTCGTCTACTGTAAAACCGCTAGTTCTTGGGAAATCTTCAACGTATTGTCTCCAAGCAGCATCGAAACCAGTTAGAGAGTTTGTTTGTTCTAGCCACGATCTTTGGGCAGCGCTCCTATTTAAATCAGACTCTAAACCAGCCTCTAAAAAGTTTACAAGTGCTTGAGCTTGGTTTGATGTCTGGCTGGGGTTAGCAGTGTTTTTTGTTATCTCAGTGTTTTCTAAGTTAGAGATAGCGCCTTTTTGCGCCTCTAGCAACAACGCTTTTAGTCGTTTAGATAACGAGTTGTAAGTCAACGTAGCGTCAGCTTCAGGGTCTAAAGTACCTACATCAAGTCCTAACTTACTACCTAGACTATGTAAAGTTTGGTTTACAGTTGCCAAAGGAACAGACCCTGCTCCAAATTCTACTTCATCTGTCAGTTCTTTCATCTGAGCTACAATAGGAGCGTACTGTGCAAAACGATCCCCTGCCTTTTCTCCTGCATCAGCAACACGGCCTACGTCTGCTTCGTATAACTTTTTTTGTCGAAATACTCTCATTTCTTCTTCTGGTGTTAAGATAGTCTTTTTAGGAGGTTGTGCTAAATTAGTCAGTAATTTAATACCTCCTTCTAAAGCAACTTTATTTCCCGACCCTGCTTCAGAAACAATAGCGTCTGCTATTTTACCATAACCTGCTGAACGTACTTGAGCTGCTACGTCCTTTCTAGAGTCTAAAGCAGCTTTAGACTGTTGAACCTTTAATGCTTGCTCTTTCAACTGTTGAATCTGAGCCGCAGTTTGTGCAGCCGCCGCTGTATTACCTTGTACCTGCTGTACTCTAGCCAGCTTAGTTAGGTCTGCTATACGAGTAGCTGTGTCTTTAGCAGCACCGCCTGCTGTAGGGCTGCTTAGCTCAAACATAGCACCCTGTATCCTCTCCTGCGTAGAAGGCGCACCACCACGCATTAGACCACCTAGACCTTGCTGTAGACCTCTGCCTCTAGCTGCCATAAACTCGCCATAGAAGTTAGGAGAACCAGGCACAGCTTGCTGTACAGGCTGCTGTGTGCTGCTAATGCCTGTTAATAATCCTGCAATATCTTGTCTAGCCATTTCCTTAACCTCCAAAGATTGCTTCGTAAATACCACTAGCGCCTTCAGCTAAGCCGCCTAAGTTACCGAACAGACCACTGTCTTGTCCTAATTTAATGCCTAGCTCTTTAGCCTGCAACTGCTCTGCATACGTAGGCTGTTGACCCAGTAGACCGCCCACTAGCTGCTGCTGTTGAGCAAGACGTAGCTGGTTAGCTAAGTTCTCGTAGTTCAAGCCAGTCTCTAAACCAACTCTGCCTACTTGTGACTGTAGCTCAGCACCAGTTCTACGGCCAATGTCAGCAAAGCCAGCAGGTACTTGACTAGTAGCAAGAAGATTAAGAGCTTCTCTCTGAGGAGTATAACCAGCACTTAGCAGTCCTGTAGCGCCTGCTAGAGCCTGCTGCTGCTCTGCTAGTGCTTGCTGCCTAGCGCCTACGTTAGCACGAGCCATAGCTTCCTGACGAGCAGTCTCTTGTGCTAATAACTCAGGAGATGCACCGCCATAAGCAGCAGAGGATAAACCCAGACGGCCTTGTGACAGCATACGCTCTTCTAGTGCTAGACGCTGACGCTCCTCTTCAGGACGCTGTGTAGCTCTTATTTGCTCAAAGATAGCCGCTTGCTGCGCTGCTGGGTCTTGACCTACCTGACCAAATAAACCCGCTGCTTGGCCCTGTAGCTGCGCCTGTAGAGCTTGCTGCTCTGGTGACAGGTTTATACCAAAACCACCTTCAGGAGTAGTAGCAATGTTAGCTAGGCCACTTGTAACAGTGTAAGGCTTAAACTCTGCACCTGCTCGGCCTTGCTCTGCTAAAGCTGTTGATCTTTCTTGAGCTTCACGGCCTAGTGCTTGTACATCTCCTATGGCTTCTCTGCCTAAGAAGTATTCACCACCTGTGCGTAGTGCTTGGTTAACACCAGAGCTTCCTAAAAAGTTAGCTATGTTACCAAAGAAACCACCCGCTGCTTCAGGTATAACACCTGCTGAAGCTATCTGAGCATCCATAGACGCTGTGTCTACAGGCGGTACAAAGCCTGTTAAAGCATTAGAAGGCTGCGATATAAAAGGATTAGCGTCGGGTGTGTAGTTCCCGTACATATCAATAGCCATTAGTAAGACCCTCCAGTAATTGTGTCAGCCGTCAATGTACCTGTGACGTTTACGGTAGCGGCTGTAACAGTACCAGTAAATGTAGGACTAGCTGTATCTGCTTTAGTAGCACTTGCAGTAGCTATGTTGTTAAACTCAGTGTCGATCTCTGTACCTCTCACAATCTTCGCAGCATTGCCTGAAGGGAGAGAATCCTTTGTAGCAAAGTTAGTTGTCTTAGTGTAATTAGACATTTAGATAAGTCTCCCTAGTAGAGCGTGTATGTCGATTCGTTGAATTGAGAATGGAGCACCGTTGACTTCTGCTTCTAAGCCAATAGTGACTACCTCACCACTGCCACTGGTGTTAACCTTTGGAGTGTTGATAAGGATAGAAGAGGTGTACTCGCCTGTAGTGTTGTACTCAGCTACACCATACTCAGCAATGTTAGCAGAACCAAATACAAAAGCCTGCTTAGTGTAGTTAGCTGTGTAGTCATAACCCCAGTTTAAAGTAGTAGGCGTGTTCTGACCACCAATGATAGTCAAGTTAAACTTCTTCAGGAACTTCAGATTAGATGTGTTACCAAAGTCCATAGGATTACTAAAGTAGCGCATCTCGTACTTGTTAGCACCGTCCATGTAGCCTGTGTACTTAACAATGCCTGAAGAGATGCCTATGTATATATCACCGCCTTCTAGCACAGCAAAGGACAGAGGATACATACCAGACCATGTAGTAACTCTGTGTGAACCATCCTCTAGCTGTCTACGCATGTCAAAGCAGTAGACAGTGTTGCTGTCAGGTAGTGTTAACAGGTAGAAGGCTTCTTCAGAGCTGTACAGTGACTTAATAGCATTAGTCTGTAGCTGCACAAGGTTTATTAAGTCAGTGCGTACATTCTTGCTGATGTCACGCATAGGCATAGACTTCTCTTGCACAGTCCTGCCAAAGCTACGTACACCTGTCTCAGACAAGAACAGTATATCAGTGCCTGTGTGCTGTACTGAGTCACGAGCTATACAGCCAACGCCTTCTATGGTGTCTGTAAGCGTCATAGAGGCAGGAGAGGAGGCTCCTGAGTACACGAGTATAGACTTCTTACCAAAGATGATTAGGAAGCCATTGTGGGCCGCTAGAGCCGTTATCTCGTCAAAGCCTGTAGGCCATACAGTAGT